CTTCTTCGCCGACTTCGTGACCGTATACGATGTAATTGCACTCTATCGTGTCACACAGAGCCTTCTCAGCCTCTGTCCAGTTGTTGATGGTGAAGCACCACGCTCTTGCTCTCGACATTTGTGTAGCTGTGCAGTACACTATGCGAAGACAAGTTTAAAATGGAAAATAATTCCTATTATTTTTCGGAATAGAAATATATCCGTCAACAGTACTGTTGACAAACATGCCTCGCCCGAAGTCTATTTCGACCGCCACTCGATCCACCCGACCCGTGAAAAAACGCACTTTGGCTCCCCGCCAAAGAGTTGTTCGCGGTAGGGGGGACTATTGGACTGATGTGAAGTCTCGATGGGGTCAAGGAGGTGGTAAATACAAGCGCGCGTTCTCAAACGCTGGTTCTGCGCTCGGTGCCGGTATCGGCGGTGCACCTGGGGCTGCAGTGGGTTCTCTGGTAGGTGGGCTCGTTAATCGTGCCATCTACGCTCTAACAGGCTTCGGCGACTACAAGATTAAATCGAATGCCCTTGTCCATGAGACTAATGGGCCTCCTGTTGTGCAAAATCGTGGCAAAGAGTTTGTCATCCGTCATCGTGAGTACATTCAAGATATGTATTCCGCGTCTGGTCCCGCAAATAGTATCACCCCTTTCGCAATTCAAGAGTACCCCATTCAACCGGGAAGCTTCGTTACATTCCCCTGGCTGGCGAACATCGCAGACAAATTTGAGCAATACCGTATCGAAGGAATGTTGTTCGAGTTCAAGTCAATGTATTCTGACGCCGTTGTGACCGCTAATGGATCACTTGGCAGCATCATTCTTGCAACCGAATATAATGCCGGCGCTCCTCCTTTCGCTAACAAGCAGGCTATGGAAAATTACGAGTTCGCGCAATCTTGCAAACCTTCAGTCAGTGTACTTCATCCTATTGAATGTGCCCGTAGTCAATCGGTATTGTCCGAGTTGTACGTCCGTACTGGCATCGTTCCTCCGAACGAAGATGTCAAAACTTATGACTTCGCAAACTTCTACTTTGCTTCTCAGGGTATTCCCCTAGGCGGCTCAGGAAACGCAGTCAATTTGGGAGAATTGTGGGTCACATATCAGATTTCCTTCCTCAAACCACGTATCGCAACCCGTTCCGCCTCGTACATCGACTCTGGATTCGCATATTTCTCCGGTGTGCCAAGCAACCCGGCGCCCGGTCAAGGAAACCCGGGATTCGCACCTTATGGAACTGTTCCAGTCCCCATCAGTTCAATCGTAAAGCGCGTAGAATCGAATCTTCCTATCGAACTCGTTGCAGACAATACTTTCGAAATCACCCTTGGCTCCGTCCCAATGGCATACATGTTCAGCCTTAGTTGGTATTCTCTTACAAATGGAACTTGGCGTGCACCTGCAGCAACTCTTACTAACGCTACCTTTGTCAATAGTGGAACTACCGGATCTTACCAAACTGTTAAAATCCCTAACAATGCAGCCGGCACCCCGGGTGTCAACGGCGCTCAATCGACATACTTTGTCAAAACACCGGCCGCTACTCCTAGCAATCCAACAGCTCGTGTCGTGATCTCCGCAGCAACTTTCACGGCTGACCAAGTGGGTGGAGTCCGATTTGAATGCTTCATTAATGCCGTTCCTCAAGCCATCGTCGCATAAAAAAAATACCCATTTTGAGTTACTTTTTTTTTACAAGTATAGTACCTCCTCGACCAACCATGTCCGACTCCGACATCAGACTCATTCTGGCCAAACTTCAGGAAGCCGTTGCCGATATCAAGAAAGAATTATTGGCACACTCACGAGAACAAGTTTCTCTCCGAAATGCCCAATATAACATGGGAGAGGCTGTTGAACTGTTGCAGTTCAAGACCGACCACCTCGAAGATGTCATAAAAGAAATCGAAGCCACGCAAGATGAAATGATCGCAGAATTTTACGATGTTGCGGAAGACATTTCTGCCGTCCAAATTTGCGAAAAAAAAGAATGTTAATCCAATGTATCAGCATGAGTAAGAAGAAGTGTGTCCTCCGCAGGCGAGCAGCCGAGCGACGGATACAAAATACCATCGACACCTATGTCAAATGGTGCAAAGACAATGTCACCGTCCGCAATGACGACGGATCGGAACACCCTGTGGACGATAATGAGGCCATTGAATTCATATTACTCACTATTCCTCGGACAGAACCTGTCCCAAAAAAATGACCCAAACTATTGTGCAATTTTTTCTGCTAGTATCGTACCGTCGCCAGCCCCGGCCTGTGCTCTGGCCTAGTATTACCTGGCGACTTCTGTGTAAAAACTTGTGTGCAACATTGAAACACACAACAGCAACGACACCTGGCCTTTATGGCATAGCGTTTCTAGTTTGTTTTGTTTTTTTGTGTTGTTTTTGGAACGTTTTGCGATTGAGTGAACTATCAAGTGCGAAACCGAAACGGTATGTTAGCTCCGTTTCGCCCCGTGAACGGAGCTAACTATACCGTTTGGTTGCGCAATGATAGTGTCACCGAGCATTTAAGCGCCAAAGAAAAAGCACGTTTACTGCACATCACACAATTTTTCCACACCACGCAAACAGTCAGCTCCCCGCGTATGATACCGGCACTCGCCCCTGCGAGGCGGTCATCATAAACCGATCGACGTAGTCGATTGGTTAGATGTCCGCACAGGGCACCGGTATTATCCCGTTTATGGAGCTTCGTATTTTGATACTAGTATCCAAATTGTCTACGACCAGTGATAATTATTTTGCCACAAAAAGCAGAGGAACGAAGTGACGTTGCTTTTTTGGTCAAAATAACTTATCACCAAACAGTCCTGTCTACTCGAAGTCATCTTCGTATTCGACGACTTTTGGTTCAAGATGAATAATTTCATCAATACGCCTTAGCATCTGTCGCAACCGATTTTGGTTATCCATTTTTCCCGGATCACTGAACACGGTTTCGGGATGCTTATCGCATGTAATGTAGATCTCAGGCGAGTTCAAGTGAATCATACCACCCTTGGTTTCAACTTGACACGTATATCTATCGAGAATTCGTAAAAGATATCGAAATCGGTTTTCGTCCGTTGTATCATGCGTGAAATCATCCATGATAATCCTCTGTTGTTGGGAATACCCATTCCACCATTTAGTCCCGGACCAGACGTAATGTGATTCAGCGCCTTCGACCGCTAGACGTGTCTTACCTACGCCTGCATCACCCCATACCCAAACAACTTTCGGCTTTGTCTTACGCTCAGTCATCGTCAGTTCAACAAGCTTTTCCAATCCCTTCGGGTATTTGATAATAGCATCTGGCCTATGTTGCATAACATTGATCATGCCGCCGTTGATCACCAGATCGGCGATCTCCTGTAGATCTGTCCGCTTACCTTGTTGACCCATCTGACCTCGCTCTACGAAATTCGGGTCGGACTTCTTGCAATAGTCCGAGGCTCCTTTTGGAGTCCCCTTTCGGGCCTCAAAATGTCCTCTGTCCCCTAGTAACTTTTTGATCGCATTTCTGGATTTGGCATCCTTCAGCTCTATGTACCCCTGTAGATGAGGAGTGCCTTCTTCGCCGACTTCGTGACCGTATACGATGTAATTGCACTCTATCGTGTCACACAGAGCCTTCTCAGCCTCTGTCCAGTTGTTGATGGTGAAGCACCACGCTCTTGCTCTCGACATTTG